GTTTGAGGTAATCGCCGGTGGGCGTGCCGTCAGAATCAAATATTGGGACATCCAGATTAGGGCGCAAACCATAGCGATTAAACCAATCATTGGGCGGCGGAGTGCCAGCTGAACGAAGGTTACGGACATAGGAAGCGAGGTCTGGAAGGGACAACTTGATACTGAGGGGGAAGCCAAAAGGGTTGACTACACGGTCGATAACAAAGGGGTTACAAACAAAGGGGAGAGGGAAAAGCTCACCGTAGTAAACGCCGGGAGGAAAGAAGAGAGGGCTTAAAATCTTAGAGCCTTTTGGATAGGTCCTAATCACAACAAAGCCGCCACGCTTCTTACTGACGCGAAAGCGATGAGTCTTGGCCTCAAGAAACTCGAAATTCATCTGATAATCATTAAATGTTTGAATATTGGACATTGTGTTGATAGATTAATTAAAACATTTAAAGCTGCCCCGGGCCAAAGGCCCGGGGCTCAATTCCGATAGACAAAACGAACCTTCTGTTCGATGAGTAGAGGAATGAGCTTCTCAGATGGGGTGTTGCAGATGCGAAAGATGAGATCAAGAGCGGGGAGACAGGCATCACCACGCTCGGGGTCAGCTATACGATAGGATTCCTTGAGCTGCATGATGCGATTGTAGTCACGATAACGGCAACAGAGGGCATTGAGGGCGTTTCGCAGCTCGAGCATGCATTTCTCCGTGGGTTCGAGGGGCTTGGAGAGGAACTTGCCGAGCATACGAATGGGGTCAAGCGCCGCGATCTCTGAAGTCATCTTGTGGTGGCAGAAAATGGTGGCATGTGGCTCAAATGAAATCTTGAGGGTGACTAGGAAATGGGTGATGTAAGGGCCGGGGGTGAGGGAGAAGCCGTCGGGGAGACAAAAGTAACAATCGTCGCCAGCGGCAGCCAAGCAGACCCCGCTGAAATTCTTCAATTTAGGGAGGCGGGTGATAATCATCAAAAAGGTGTTGAAGCTGGTCCAAAGGCAATTGAGAATGAAAGTCCAAACTTCACCGGAGGCTAATTGACCCCAGACGGACCCCTTGATGGAGCCGTCGCGAGTGGAGTAAAACCAGCAGTCCATCGCCTCCTCTAGGCATTGAAGAACCCAGTCAATAAAACCAGAGTCTAGATTGGGTGTGTTAAAACGGAAGAAGAGGAAGATGAAGAGTCGAAAAAGGACCATGTGGCTTGCGTCGCATTGGACAACGTCACCACCGTAAGCATTCTTGTAGTTGAAACCGGAGGAGCGAAATTGTTCGACCAGATCATCAAGGGTCTTGCCAGGTCCCATGAAGAACAGGTTGGGGCCGAGTATGCGATGAATGATCTCGGTGAAGACGCGGAAAGTGGGGGCCTTGACATTCAGATGGGCAGGGTTGCCGACCTGGACAGGCTGGCCACATTTCCTCTTGTGGAGACCAAACTCAGCAGTTTCAGGGCCGTCGGGATGCTTCATCTGGGTCTTCATAGAATGGGTATTGAGGCATGGGGGCTTGAGGAGGTCGAGTATATCTGGGGCGCGATAAAGACTGCCCTTGGAATTCTGATCGAAGACGAACTCAACGGCGTGTTTTGCGAAGCAGTCATGGAGGTCGTCCACGGTGAGTGGCTTGCAAAGGGATGAAAAGGCGACAGCGACGCTCTCAATGAGCTCGTAGTCGGCCCCGAGAGCAGCAAGGCGCTTACCCATTGGGAGATTGCGGATGTACTCATCGTAATTGGGTAGACCATAGCGACTAAGAGCGCCGTGATATTGAGAGAAGAAGTCGTCGATTTGGTAAATGCCAGTAGAACCCATGGGGTTCAAGGTGAAGATCTGATAATCGGTTGGGCCAAACTCCTTGGCGAGCTGCGGCTTGAACTTGGCGACCATAGAATGTCCCTGATAGGAATCAAGGAGGTCGCTGATACGTTCATTCTTTTCCCCCATGTAGGGGCCGTGATAAACGACCGCACCATCTGAGGGGTTCAAAGTGAAGAATTGAGAAACAAGTTCAGCTGCGCTC